TGCTGAAAATTTTGTTTTGCTGCCCATTTCACGTGCTTTATCACGCAAAGCCTGCAAATCATCACCTGTTGCACCGGATACAGCGGCAACCTTAGACATTGCAGAATCAAAGTCGGAGGCGGTTTTCACAGCAGCAGTTCCGAGAGCCGTCACACCTGCGGTGATGGGCAGAAGTTTTTCGCCTGCACCTGAAATTTTATCGCCTGCATTCTGGAGAACCTGTCCTGCCTCACTGATTTTAGCAAGTTCAGAATTTGCATTTTTGGCTTCTGATTTCAAACGTTTCAGTTCATTTTCTGTTTCGACAATCTCACGCTGTAAGGCATCATACTGCTGTTGTGTGATGTCGCCATTTGCAAGAGCAGTGTTTGCCTGTTCTGCGGCAGTTTTCAGCGTTGCAAGTTTATCCTTTGTAGCAGAAATACTGTCAGCGAGAAGTTTCTGTTTTTGTGAGAGTAATTCTGTATTTTTCGGGTCAAGTTTCAGGAGTTTCTCCACGTCTTTCAGCTGTGACTGGGTGTTTTTAATGTTCTTGTTTACACCCTCTAAAGCTTTGGACAGCTTAGTAGTATCTCCGCCGATCTCAACGGTGATGCCTTTGATTCTGTTTGCCACTGTGGTTCACCTCACTTTTTTTGAAAAATAGGTTGAATTTATCCTAACTTTATGATATAATAAATATAAAGGGGGTGTTCGTATGAACATTGATACAAACACAATTTTTTCTATGACCGAAGCAAACCAGAATTTTTCTATGGTTGCCAGAACAGTTGACCAATATGGAACAGCAATCATCTTTAAGAACAATAAACCACGTTATGAAATACGGGTATTTGATGATACTGAAACAGATGAAACTGCATCTGATGAAGATGTTCTTGACATTTCCAAAAAGTTATTAAAACGAAATGCTGCTGTATATAAGGAGCTTGCGAAATGATTCGTCTGACAAAACAACAAGTAATACTGCTTCATCAAGATGTCATTGCTCAGTCAGGAGGTTCACCTGAAATACGTGATGAAGGTTTGCTGGAATCGGCATTGAATGCTCCGTTTCAAACATTTGCAGGAATAGAATTGTATCCTACAATAATTGATAAGGCAGCACAGTTAGGATACAGTTTAATTAAAAATCACGCATTTGTTGATGGTAACAAGAGAATCGGAACTCATGTAATGCTTATTTTTTTAATGTTAAATGAAATTGATGTTGATTATGAAGATGAAGAATTAACACGGTTGATTCTTGGTGTAGCTGCCGGAGAAATATCTTCTGAACAGTTATTAGCTTGGTTACAAGCACACATTTGTTAATTCAAAACGCATCAAAATCCGCCTGTCCAGCAACCTCATTCCACCCTGAATACTCATCATTTTCACGTTCCGTAAACATATCATTGATCAGTCCAATCGTCAGCAAATCCAGCTCGGTCATAGAAAGACCGAGCTGTTTGCATCTCAGGAGAAAAAGCGGAGTTGTCATCGGGCGGTCAGTCTGGCGATGTTTTTTTTAGACTCTACCTGCGTTGCGGTGTTCAGTCCCCACAGTTCAATCAGCTGCGGAAGAATTTCATAAATGCTGAATGTGTTGAACTGTTCCAGGAAATCATCGGGGTTGTCAGGAACATTGGAATCAGCGTGTTTTGCCATGATATATGCGATATTTTCAAAGACTTCAAGACTTTCAATACCGATTTCGCTTTTGTTTTCATCACCCTCAGTGACTTCAGTTTTTAGTGCTGCAAAGTCCTTATAAATATCTCTGCGGAATTTTAGACGATACAAGCGTGGCACAGCAGCACTTGCCTTAAAAGGTACTTCAATTCCGTCAATTGTAATGTTTTTCTGAATAGCCATAGCAATACCTCCTTAAGATGACTTGGCAGAAGACTTAACTGTCGTATCAGGGTTATACGGCATTTTGAACCAGTTGTTATATACTGCATCAGTGGTGCTTTCAGTTGTCTTGGATTTCACAAGACCTGTCGGCAAAGGAGTAGCTTTCAGCGACAGCTTTTCGGTCTTAACTTCTGTGCTTTCTTCGGTGGTTGCAGATTCCGTCGCAGGACGTGATGCACTGCAACAATACATCACATGACGGATGTGGTGCTTATCACCTAAGAACTCAAACATCAGTGCAAACTGTGCAAGTTCCGTATCATTCTTTTCTACCAGAACGCCGTTATTATCAAGGATTTCTCCTAAGATTTCAGTTGCAAATTCGGTTGTGATAAGGGCGATTTCAAGATCACCTGTATATCCTGCATTGTTGTTGATGACGTAATAAACACCGTTGTCCGCATAGAAATTCTCCGCTTCGCCGTTGGCATCAATAGAAAGCGATACAGCACCGGGCAGATGCTTTGACGGTCCGTATGCAGGGACGGTCTTGTTGCCGTCAGGATCTTCACCCCATTCATTGATTTTTGCCCAGTAGACATTCTGCAAACCGAATTTAACTTTGTTTTTCTTGTTCGCCATTGGTTATACCTCCGTTTCGTAAAGCACTTCATAGAGCTTTTCGGACTCTATCCATACTTCTGATTTTGTGTAATAGATTTTATGACGTTTCAGAACCTGTTCAACTTGCTTTTCAAGTTCAGGATTCTTAACATCTGTATAAAGTTCAATATCCAGCATCTTAAAGCTGAAATACATGGAATTATCCGCAGAAAATGTATTTTCTCCAGGTGAAAGAAAAATAAGAAAAGGCGGTGCAGGACTTTCACCCTCGGCGAAATGGTGGTAGGCGAAAGGCAGTCCCATCTCCTCCATCATTTCCGCGATTTGTTCGTAGGTCATGACAACGCCCCCTCGATTAAATTCTCCAGCAACTGCACACCGTTTTCTTCCGCAGGAGCAATATGCGGTTTGCCGGAAACACGTCCACCTCCACGCTTGGCGTGTCCCTTTTCCAAAAGGTGTGCCAGCTGGTAACGATTTTTACTGTGTACAGTCATCTCCAAAGAATGGCTGTTTTCGCCAGTCTTTTTCGTCGCCCAACTTTTTGCATATTTTCCAGTGTCCCTCGGAGCATTGGCGGAGATTTCGTTTTTCACTTGTGTGGCAGATTTCCGGACAGCCTTTTTCATGGCGGTATCTGCAAGGTCTGCATACTCCTGCAAGCCCTGCATGATTTCCTCTGCAAGATTGTCAATACTGGTCATTTTGTCCTGCCTTTCTGGCTTCTGCAGTAAGTTTCAGATAGTCCTTGTGCAGATAATCCGGTGTAACACTGGTGATGTTGTATGTGACATCCCGAAACAAGATTCGGTTGCTTGTTACAGACGGCATCCAGTGCTGGCTTTGCCGAATGAGAAATTCCAGCGTTTGTGTTTCTTTGGTCACACCAGTATCTGTATGCTCCGCAGAAGATTTCAAAGTCACTTTTGCCCAGCAGGAAAAAGCTTCGTCCCATACAGCGGTATGATTGCCGATTTCATCGGTAACGACACGATTCTCCAGAAAGGTGATTCGCTGATTCAAAGTTCCGATTTCCATTACATCACGCCCTCTCGCTGTGCAAACAGAATTGAACGAAGATTTAATGTCATCTTTTTGTAATCAGGATTGCTGCGATTTTCGTAAAGATAACCAAGTGCAAACAGCATCGCAGTCCGCACAGTATCTTCGTTTTTTGTAAAGTCGTCCTCGTCCATTCTGCCAACGTCCATTACCAGATTTTTTGCTGTAGAAAGCAGATTCTGAATCAGACTATCGTCCTCTTCATAATCTACTCTCAGATAATTTTTCGCCTCTTTCAGCGTAATCATAGCATCACGCTTTCTTGATGGTGAGTGTCTTAATAGCTTCCGGAAGAATCAACTTGCCATCCAAACGCTGACTTGCAAGAAAACCAACCTGTCCGGTCATAGCAAAGAGCTCATTCAGTCTCTTGAAAGAGCGTCCCTGTCTGTCAGCTACCCAGTAATAGCTAAAGTCACCGAATGCCATGCACTTGTTGCCTGCCTTGATTTCCGGTACATAGCTGGATGTCTTGTAAGGACGATTGAGAATGGTGTCCGGTACACCTGCCTGCACGGACGGACTCCAAATGTAGTTTCCTGTGTTGTCCTTCAACTTTCGAAGTGCCTTAACCGTGGAATCGTTGAGCACCCATACAGCTTTCTTGCGGTACGGACTTCTGAGAGAATAGAAGAGTTCCATCACATCATCAAATGTAATGCTTGCACCTGTGGTGGAAGTGCCGTCTTCTGCACCGCCTGTTGCGTTGAAAATGCCGGTCGGTTTTCCCTTACCGTCACCAACGAAGAAAGCCTCTTCTTCCTTCGCACCAATACGGCGTGCAAACTCTTTTGCAATGTAGGACGGCAGGTCAAATACGCTGTCATTGAGTAGTTCTTCAGAAATCTTGATTGCTGTTCCAAGCTTATATGCGGAAAGCGATGCCTGCCCAAATGTATCATCAGAAAGAGAATACTGCTGTTCCTCGTCCATCCAGACAGCCTCGCCCTTGGAAGTCACAATCGGAATCTTGCGATCACCGTTGGAAGTTTTAATGACCGTTGCCATCTGGCGGAAAATACTCTCTTCCTCCAATGCTTCCACCAGTTTTCGTTCGTGAGGTAGCAGTGTGCCGCCTTATCATCTTTCGATGACAGGTTT